CCCAAGCAGTGATAAGATTCAGGGAAGGTGGATTTGTTACAACTTATTCTGATGCAATGGACGAACCTAATTTTAAGATAGAAAAGGATTATAGATATTATGGTTGATGCTCAAGATAAAATGGAAAAAATTGGCAAAGCTAAGAAAAAAGCTAAACTGAAACCAATAGGCGCACAGCCCGCAAACAAAGTTGAAAAAGTTGAAGGTATGATGACTGGTGGTTATTGCAGAGGCATGGGTGCTGCTATCAGAGGTGGAAATTTTACAGGAGTTAAATAATGCCAATAGAAGTAAGACCAATTATAAACCGTAAAAGAAAAAAAACTGCTGGAAGAAGATCTCCTAAACCAACTAGAATAGGAAGAATACCAGAGAGAGCAACAATGACCATTGGTATGAGAGAAAGATTAAGAGCAGAATCAAGAAAGCGTAATAAAAACCAAAATCCTGACGGAAGCGCTATACCTAGAGATCAATTAAGACCACCATTACCTCCTGAAAAATTAATGAAAGATCCAAGAGACAAACTTGCTGAAGAAAGACCTATTGGTAGGGGTATGCTTATAGGTGGCCAAGCTAAATTAGACAAAAACAAAAACGGCAGAATAGATGCCCAAGATTTTAAAATTTTGAAAGCTGAAAAAGCTAAAGGCAGAGGACAAGGTTTACAAGACGAGAAAATGAAACCAGGTAAAGTTACAAAAGCAGCGCTAGGAATATTAGCTGCAGGTCTAGGTGCAAAGAAAGCAAAGGATAAGAAAAAAATGGCACCTGTTGCAATGGGTGGCATAGGACTTGGTATGGCTAAAGCTGAAGCAATTAGAAAAATTTTAGGAAAAAATAATGGTGGTATGGGTGATGCTAAAGAATACAAAAAATATTTAAAAGGTTTAAAAGATGTTAAAAATAAAACGGATTTAAAAAAATCTAAATTCATACAAAGAAGAATGCAATTAGGTGGAGCTAGAGCGTTGGAAGCAGCCAAAGCTACAAGAATAGGTAAGATCGCAGCTGGTGTTGCTGGAGCAGCATTACTAGGTAAAGCAGCATTAGAAAAAATGTACGAGAAAAGAACTGGTAAAAAACCTTTTACAAAAAGACCTGATAAAAAAATGGGTGGTGGCATGATGAAGAAGCCTATGAGTTACCAGGTGGGTGGAGATGCTTTTTTAAAAAGAAGAATGAAATTAGGTAATTTAAAATCAATTCTTCCTGGTAGGATGAAAATTTTAGTTCCTGCTGGTATTGCTCTTGGAGTAGCAGCATCAAAGGGTGCTGACAAGATGAGGAAAAAATTAAAAGAAATGAAAAAGAATAAAAAAATGGGCGGTGGTATGATGATGAGACCAAACCCAGTTGGTTATAAAACAGGTAAGTCTGTAAAAGTTAAATGTAAACTTGGTAGAAATAAACCTACTAAAATGTACTAGGAGGGTTCATGGCCCTCAAAGAACTTTTAAAACGGGGAATATCTTCACTTCTCAAAAAGAAAAAAACTGACCCTGTATCAGGACAGTCTCAGAAATTAATTACTTACACACCCGAAGCTAAAACTCAAACAGCAAAGCAATTAGCGAAACAAGACGCACAGCTTCCTGTAAAAGTAGATCGTAAAATTACTGATGATCTATTAATGGGTGAAACAAGACAACCTGCATTTGGTTCATCAACTTATGACTGGGTGATGAGAAAAGGACCAGGTAAATACTCTGCCGATGAATGGATTGATCATTTAACTTCTACAAGAAAAGTAAATTTCAAAGTATTTGGTAAACCTTCTACACGAATAGAGAGAGGACCCAAAAGATTTACTTACGATAAAGGATCTAGGTTTGCTGGTAAAGAAGCTACCATAAATAAGGAAGAACTTTTTGATACTAACCTTGCAACCTTTGATGACTTCGGAAACATTACTGGTGGACTCATAGGTGCAGCTAAACGATTTGGTTTAAAATTATCAGCACAAGACATTGGTAACATGATTAAGATGAATCCTGTTAATAGATTAAAACCAGTTGAGTTTGGTGGTGTGTTTAGCAGTCCAAAGGTAGATACTATCTTCAAAGGTATTAGTAGCCAGTTAGATGATTTAACAAAAACCACTGAAGGTATTCCAATCTTTGTTGATATTAGAAGAAATATTGAGGGTCTCAAAAGAGCTATTCAAAGTGGTGATTCAAATAGTGTCAAAAAAATTTATGATGTGATTAGAAAAGATTTAACCAGTGTAAGAAATTCACCAGCCTTGAACCAAAACAATAGAGTGCAGGTTAACGGTATATTAGGAGGTGTAGATGAATTAGTTAGAATATCTAGAGGCGGTGGTAATGTAAGACCTGTTAAATATCAAAACGAAACTAGTTATACCTTTCAGGGTGGTAATAATTACAGAGAAACGGTGTTCGTTCTTGATGAACCTATAATAGGTAATCGAAAATCTATGGCAAACATGGGTCATTACGGTGATCTTAAAAATAATTTATTTCATGTGAGATACGACACAAGAATAACTCCTGATGGAAAAAAAGCTATGGTTATTCATGAAATACAATCTGATGCTAATCAAAGTATTGCCAAACAACTTACAGCTAAGGAAGCATTTAAAGGTGAGAGAAGAATTAATCCTTTTCAAAAGGATATTGAATTAGATCTTCTTGTCAATTCAAGAACAAAATTATTAAAGGATATGGATGATGCTATTGCCAAAAATCAATTTAATAAATCAAGAGCAATTTCTGATGATTTAAGAAGTATTAACCAACAAATAAACAATACATTTAAAAGAGGAACGGATTATGGTGAAAGAAATAAATTTGATTATTTCCCTTTATTAGATGCAGACGCTTATGGAGATTATGCACTTAAATTTTTAATGAACAAAGCAGCTAAAGAAAAGTTTGATTATGTTGCGGTTATGCCATTTAATAAACTACATTTTAGACAAGGTTACAAAGCGGGTAACGAAAGATTTTATGGTTATGCAAACGGTAAAGGTATTGATAAAAAAGGCCAAGCTGTGATGCCTCAACTAATGAAGAAAGCTGCGAAGTTCAATGATTCAAAAACAGGCACTGTAAAACTATCCTTATCTGATCCCAAGAAACCATATAAAGAAGTTATGAAAGATAATTTTACTTATCCTGAAGCAAAAGGCGGTAAAAAAATTATAAGTGAATACCATGAAACAGCGTCTAATGCTCCGATGAAAGGATATAAACTTATACCTGAAAATGATCCGAGGTTGTATTTTGATGCTTTTGCTATTGAAGTTAAACCTAATATGGCGTACACACAGAAGCTTTATAAGTCTGAGGGTGGCTTAGTAGTGGATATATTTAAAACCTTATGATAAATTAAACTATGGCTGTAGAAAAGGGAATTACCGAAAACATCGAAGAAGAAACTAAAGTTGAAGAGATCCAGGAACAACCTGAAGGTCTTCCACCAGAAGTTCAAATTGAAGGAGAAGAGACTGTTGAAGAAACAGTTAATGATGACTTTAATGCAAACTTAGCTGAAGACATGGACGAAAGAACTCTTAAACGATTAGGTATGGAGTTAATTTCTGAATACAAAAAAGACAAAGAATCTAGAAAAGAATGGGAGGAAGGTTATACTAAAGGTTTAGATCTTCTTGGTGTTAAATACAATGAGCAGACAAGACCATTTAAAGGAGCTTCAGGTGTCACCCATCCGTTGTTAAGTGAAAGTGCTACGACTTTCCAAGCCTCAGCATACAAAGAATTATTACCAAGTGATGGTCCAGTTAGAACACAAGTTCTAGGTATCCGTACACCGAACACCGAACAACAAGCTGATCGAGTCAAAGAATACATGAACTATCTTCTTATGGAGAAGATGGAAGACTACACAACTGATATGGATCAAATGTTATATTATTTACCACTATCAGGATCTACATTTAAAAAAGTTTATTATGATGAATTTTTACAAAGACCTGTTTCAAAATTTGTACCAGCAGAAGATTTAGTTGTTCCATACTATGCATCAGATTTAAAAGATGCAGGAAGAATTACTCATGTCTTAAAGATGAGTGAGAATGATGTAAATAAAAAAATGGCAGCAGGATTTTACAGAGATGTAGATCTTCCTCAACCTAGATCAGAAACATCAGACCTTGAGCAAAAAATTGATGATCTTGATGGAGTGAAACCTGGATTCACAGATTATATACACACTATGTTAGAAATGCATGTTGATTTAAATTTAGATGATTATGAAAATTTTGACAATAGAACTAAAAAAGCAATTAAGATTCCATACATTGTAACTATAGATGAAAGTTCAGGAGAAGTTTTATCTATCTATAGAAACTACAGAGTTGATGATCCTAATTACACAAGAATAGAATACTTTGTTCATTACAAATTTTTACCAGGATTAGGTTTTTATGGTTTTGGTTTGATACACACAATAGGTGGTCTATCAAGAGCTGCTACTGTTGCTCTAAGACAATTGATTGATGCAGGTACTTTGAAGAATCTACCAGCAGGATTTAAGTCTAGAGGTATTAGAGTTAGAGATGACGACCAACCAATACAACCTGGAGAGTTTAGAGATGTAGATGCACCAGGCGGGAACATACGAGATCAATTTTTTAATTTACCTTTTTCAGAACCAAGCACAACTTTATTCAATCTTTTAGGTTTTGTAGTGCAAGCGGGTCAAAAATTTGCTGCGATAACCGATACCGCAGTAGGTAATGACACGCAGAACAGGGCTGTGGGCACAACTATCGCTTTATTAGAACGAGGTTCTAGAGTGATGAGTGGTGTTCATAAGCGTTGTTACTATGCAATGCGTATGGAATTTAAAATTTTAGCAAGAATTTGTTCAGAATATTTACCACCCGAGTATCCATATGATGTTTATGGTGGTCCAAGACAAATAAAAGCTTCAGATTTTGATCAAAGAATAGATGTTTTACCTGTAGCTGACCCAAATATTATGTCTATGGCACAAAGAGTGACTTTAGCACAAACACAATTACAAATTGCTACATCAAATCCACAATTACACAACATTCACGAAGCTTACAGAAGAGTTTATGAAGCTTTAGGCACTAAACAAATTGAAACTTTGTTGAAACCACCTCAAAAACAGCCTCAACCATTAGATCCTGCGAAAGAAAATGCAAGAGCATTGCAAATGAAACTATTAACTGTGTTTGAATTCCAAGATCATGATGCACATATAGCTGCACACACTGCTTTTATGGAATCTAGAATGGTTCAGATCAACCCACAGGTATACGCTTTATTGCAATCTCATGTTTCTGATCATATTTCTTTCAAAGCAAGAAAAGAAGTAAGAGAACAGTTTGCACAGGATCCTAATTTAGTTGCTTTACAACAAAACGATCCACAATCTTTTCAAATAGCTTTCGATAATTCAGTTGCAACTGCTGTTGCAGAGATAACAACAGAATTAGTTAAAGGAGAAATGCAAGCAAACATGGCTAAAAGTGATCCATTAGTAAGAATCAAACAACAAGAGGTTGATTTAAGAGCTATGGACTTACAAAGAAAGGCAGATGAAACACAGTTTAGACAAGAAATGGAAAATCAAAGACAAGCTAACAAATTAAATTTAGAATATGATAGATTAGCTCAACAAGATGAGCAGTCTGACAAAAGATTAGATATTGCAGAAAGGAAATTAGAAAAATAATGCCAGCTAGATATTTTTTAGGAGTTGCGTTTAAATTAGGTGATCCAATAGTTAAGGGTGCAACTAAAAAATTTAATAAAATGTTAAAAAAAGAATATAACGAAAATAGAGCTGCAGGTTTAAGTAGTTCATCAGCTCATAAAGAGGCTGCAAAAACTGTTAATAAGGAATTGAAAGAGTTTCCAGATTTGGGGGACTAAAATATGCCATTAAACAAAAAAGGCAAAGAAATAATGAAATCCATGAAAGGTCAATATGGATCAAAAAAAGGTGAACAAGTATTTTACGCATCTAAAAACAAAGGTAAGATTAAAAATGTCGAAAAAAAATCGAGAAAAAAGAAAAGGTCTTAGTGGTGGTAAAAGATTTGGACCCCCACCTGAAAGAGGACCTAACCCTCAAGGTATTAAAGTTTCCACAAAGAAAAGATCAAAAAGAATCTAATCAAGAGGCGTACTTTGCTGGTATAATAGATGGCGAAGGATATATTTCATACGAAAAAACTAAAAAAAATTATTCTATTCCTGCAATTTCTGTTGAAATGACAGACAAAGATGTAATTGATAATATATATAAATTTTTTAATACAGGATCTGTCGTTTTTATAAAACCAAGACAAAAACATCACTTAGATAGTTGGAGATGGAGAGTAAGAGGTAAGTCCGCAGTCAATATTTATTTTAAAATATATAATTATCTTTGTGATAGAAGAAAACGAAAGATAGACGAGGTATTGAAAAAGTATTGTGAAGATGCTAACGATAGAGAGAAGTATAAAAAATTAGAAAGGGTATTAAATGGCGTGGTTTAGTTTAGCAAAAATTGCTTTACAAGCAGGAAGTAAGATTTACGCAAATAAGCAGAAGACTAAGATGGCAATGTCTGATGCCCAGCTCATGCATGCGGAGAAAATGGCTCGGGGTGAGGAAGCCTACCAAGGTAAATTACTTGAAGCGAGACAAAATGATTATAAGGACGAGTTTGTACTTGTGATCATCTCAGCTCCAA